CATCCGAGAAATGAGGCGGTGCTGGTGATGCGCAAGGAAGGGCTAGCGTACTGGAAGAGGATATCGGGGTATCACCGTCGTTCGCTGGCAGAGACAGCGATGTTCCGGTTCAAACAGTTAATGGCAGGCCAAATCACCCTGCGAAAATACAATGGTCAAGTGGGAGAAGTGATGGCGTATGTGAGCGCGATAAACAAACTGAACACCCTTGGTCTGCCTGTCAGAAAGCCCCGAGTGTAACGGTCACTTGGGGCTGGGGAAATCATGATTTGCTGGCTGATTTGGGCAACAACGCCAATGATTGCCCCCAACAGCATCAGGGCACCTACTAACGCGAGTGGGTATATGATTAATGGCAACACGTTACTGGCTAATGCAACGACACCCATCAGCAAATTTTGCTCTGTAGATAGTGGGAATTCGCTGCTATCTATGTGAAAGACCTTCAGATAACCCATATGCCGAGTCATACCAAACAGGTAGATACAGGCAGTCAGAAGCGGCAACAGGGTCAAGGCAATCTGCACTAATACAAGGGTTTGTTCAGGAGATTTGTTTTGTGTGGCCTTCTTCAGTTTGCCTTGTCGGCGGAGGTGCTGTCGCAGTTCGGTACGCTGATTCATCCTTGCCTCATACGTTGACGTTTTCGCAGTATCGTATGGGTTACAGCTTCGCTCGACAACCTTCTATTTAATCAGATGTGCCAGCAGCAACTCTTCCAACTGCTCCACCTCCTCAGTCGTGACCCCCAACATCTCCCGCGCCGGATAGCGGATCTCTCTGCCCTTGATGCGGTCTTTCAGGCCATATTGGTGAATGGTGGCGAGGCGGTTGGCCGAGCCAACAAACTCGACAACGGCCTGATTTTCGGTGCTGGTTGCCTTGAGCCAGCGAGGGCTGACCAGATGCTGAAACATCTTGCTGCGGGTGGTGCCACGCTTTTTCGCCAGCTTCTTGAGCGGCTTGCGCGTGGTCATGGGGCTGCCATCTGGCTGGATATTGGCCCTGATCCGTTTGCTCTGACTTGCACGCAGGTTCCGGGCAATTTCCCCCATCAGTTGGCGGCGGGCGGCCGGTGTCATACTGGCCAGCAGGCCATCGGCCCAGCGGGTCAGGCGGCTCAGTTCGTCGGTGGCCATGGCTGATATTCCCCGTTAATGAACAATTCCCAGGTGATGCCGTCATAAGGGTCTTCCGGCGGCTCTGGCAGGTGCTCCCAGCCAATCCCCTGTTCGTTTTGCCACACCCTGACCCGCTCGGTCAGCTTGACGGTGATGATGAGGTCGATCAGGTCGTTGGCGAGATATTCGGCCTCGAAGGTGATGCCATCCTTGCGCTTTCCATCGTTGGTCATCAGCTCAGGCTGGTGTTGGCGTAGCCATGCCAGCAGCGGCACCATGATCTGATCCGGGTGGCCAGCAAAGTCTTCGATACCGATAGTCAGCGGGTATTGCCACTCGAACGAGAGGGATCTGGCACCGGTGCTTTCTACGTTACCCGGGGCGATGAAGAGGTGCAGTTTGTCCGGGTTGGTTTTGAGGTGCGGCACGCAGCTGGTCAGCACCTCACGGATCTGTTTTGGCTTTTCCATCTTGGCTCCCTTGTTGTTGATGCCTTTGCTGGCAGGTGATGAGGCTATCGACCTTGGCGGCACAGCTGGCCCAAGCGGCCTCGGTCTGGGTCAGCTGGTCGAGCAGATCGCCGTTATTGGTTGGGCTGGCCGGTGGCAACCGGCAGGGTGTCAGCCCCTGACAGATAAGCCTGATAGTCTGCAGCGCCGGTGATGGCGGGGCGCTGGAGCAGCCTGATAATAGGATCAGGCAGAGGGCGAGCAGCCCACATCCGAAGTGCAGCATTTTCACGTTTGAGCCTCTTGATGGTGTCGCCACGGGTGGCGGCTGACTGAGCCAGCTGGTCGAGCTGGCCCTGCAGTTTGGCTGCTGCGGTTGCCTGGGTATCCAGTTCGGTTTTCAGGGTATTGATCGTGGTGTCTTTACCCTGTTCCCGCCGCCGCGCCTCGTTGGCCTTGTCATCGGCGGCCTTGAGGTCGCTTTGCAGGGTGGTGACCTGCCCCTTGGCGGTTGCTGCCGAGGTAGCCGCCCAGCCCCAGCCCGCCATTGCGACAGTACAGGCAATGGCCAAGGCCAGCAGCAACCAGCTGAGGGGGGAGCGCAGCAGATTAAGCAGCACTTGCTACCTCCTGCACTGGGTAAACCTTGGCAAAGTGGTCGTATGCCTTGGCCAGCTTGGTGTCGTAGTCGTTGTCTTTGTAGGCAGGGCCGTTGTAGCGGCGGGCGAAGTCGGCCCATTTCCGACCCTGCATGGCCTTGTGCATGGCTGGGTCTTGCTGGATGAAGCGGCACAGGGCGGTGAGGTGTTCGACCTCACTGCGCTGCATGGCAGCCTGCCAGTCGGTCGCCCCGGCAAAACCCAGCGGCTGCCAGTGGTAGCCCATGATCTGGAACATGCCCCAGCTGGCCGACTCGATGGCCGCATCTCGATGCAGGCTGATGGCTAGTTGCAGCCGTTCCCACTCGGCTGCGCCGCCTGCATAGCCGCCGCGCTTTGGGTTGACCAGGTTGGGGTAATTGGCGGCCAACTGGTCTGCTTTTGCCTTGCCCAGGTGTTTGGTGAGCTGCTTGTAGAACACATGCCGCTCGAACAGCACCACTGGGCGCTGAGCTTGGGTGAAGCCTTCACCGATGCTTTCAACCTGGGCGACGGTGGCCATGGTGGCCAGCGGCACGACGAGCAGATCAGCCCCTGCCTGCATGTGGTTGACGGTCAGTTGGTTGCCACGCTCGCTGCCGAGCAGGGCCGCGAGGGTGCGGGGGCCAGCCTGACCGATGGCGGTGATCATGTAATCCCGCTGGAAGTTGATCAGCGCCCGTTCGGTGGCATCGCCAAACCAGCCATCGACCGCGACCGGATAACCGCTGGCGGTGAGGCGGCGTTGCAGGTCGGCCACGGCGGTGCCGGTATCGCCTTTTTTGAGGGTCATGGTTGAAATCTCCTGCATAGGTCACGGGTGCTGATCGCCTTGGTAGCAGTCGCAGCGGACTTGCGATGTGGCAGTAGGTGAAAGACCGAACCACGGGTTTTGATGAGGGCACAGAGCAGGAAGACGGCCAGCACGACGCTGGATAGATCAGGGATCGGCACGCCGCCGACGAGCAAGCGCAATGGCACTGAGCCGGAGGCCGCGCAGAGCACCCAAGCCAACCAGGCGGGCAGTGCTTTATATTCGCCACCTCGACGGTTAAAGAGCATCACACGCAGGAAGATGGCGGTGCAGATCAGGGCGTAAAAGCAGGTGTAGATCAGGGCGTAGGTGGGATCAGTTGGTATCAAGTTCATGGCTTGTTCCTTTTGTTGAACAGGCCGTCCAAGAGACGGTCTTGATTGCGGATAACGGTTTGCAGCAGGCGCACCGTCATTGATGAAGCGATCAGCGCCCCCACGGCTTTGCTGACGTTGATGCTGACAGGCAGGATGTTGGCCAAGAGATCTGCAGCCAGATCGGTCAGCAGTAGGCCGGTAATAAACGAGGCGATGAGAAGGGTGATATTGCGCAGGACCCCCTTTTCTTCTGCGGTGGCGGCGAACACGATGGCCCCGGTAAACGCACCGAGAACCATGGCGGGATCCAGGCCAGGCAAGGTAAACAACATAGCCAGCCCGGCAAGGGTGCTGGTTGCAGTGAAGGTCGAAATCGGTTCTGGCATCGTGCGCTCCTATCGTTTGCTGCCGTAGTGGCGGGCGGTCTGGAATTCGTGAATGGTCTGGCAGTCGGCGCAGCGTTCGCAGCCGCGGATCGCTTCGCGGCGTTCCTGCGGGATCGGGTCGTCGCAGTCGATGCAGTAGTGGGGGCCGGTGCCGCTAATACGGGCGGCGTGGATGCGGGCAGCGATTTGTTGATGGCTGATCTCGGCCAGTCGTTCGAGTTCGTCGTCGAGGCGGCTCATGTTGGTGTTCTCTTTTTTCGCATGACGGTCAGTCCCATAGCTGGATCAGCGGCTGTTCGGCCTGAGTCGGCGCCGCTGGCATGTTGATGAAGGTGCCGGTTGGCAGGATGGGGCCGAGCGCCGCCAGACCGGGGTTGAGGTTGAGCACCTGCTCGGTGATGCCTGCGGTGTAGCCGTAGTGCCGAAACAGGATGAGATCGAGGGTGTCGCCCTGTTGGCTGCGCAGTTGCATCAGATCAGCTCCACTGTGGTGTGGGTGGTGCCGAGAATGTCGCGAATGGCAAAGCGGGCATCGCGGTAGAGGTCATCAGAGCTGATGATTTTTGCCTCGGCCCCTTTGACGCCGTCACCGGTGGCGCTGTAGTCGGCGTAGCGCTCGAGCAGATTGGCGCGGGTCATGGCATAGATGGCGCGGCGGTAGCTGTGCAGGTATACCGATCCGCCATTGATGGGCTCGGCAGGAACTGCGGCCAAGGTGGCGTGACCTTCACTTTCTCTGGCGGTGCGCCACAGGGCCAGATCCTGGTTGACGCTGGTGATGGCATCGATCACCGCATGGGTGAGGCGGGCAGTTGTGACTGTGCCATCAAGCCGGACGGTCTCGCGCAAGTCGGCCAGCGAGATTGCGGGCCAGAAGGGGGCGCTGTTGATGTCGCCCTCTTCTGCCGCGGACGGGGTCGGATTGGTGGCTAAAAATCCGGTGCTCATGGTGCTCCTGACTTTGAGGTGGGGCCGCGTGTTGGGCGGTGGTCGGGCCGTCTGGTATGCCGGTGGCATTCGTCAGGCCCGAGCCGCCCAGGGTGCGGGGTACGCTCGGTTAGCTGGCCTCGCCGGGGGCGGGGTCAGGCTGTTCGGGTGGCTGTGACTCGGATTGGGGCTCCGCGTCCGGCTGCGGTGCCGGTTCGTTGGCGGGCTGGCCGGCGGCGGCTTTGGCTGCGTTATCCTTTTTGATTTCGCGTGCCAGATCTTCCAGCTCTCGCTTGATGCCCACCTTGTCGTGCAATTCGATGGCGCGGCGGTAGTGATCCGCCGCTTGCTCCTTGAGCCCTTCGGCATAACAGGCGCGGCCCACCGCCTTGTGCAGCTTGGCGCGCACCTGGTCGAAGATGTCGCAGTCAGCCAGCATGTTCATGTAGCTGCTGAGCAGTTGCAGGGTCGGGCCATTGCCTGCCTCTTGCAGCTTGATGGCGGTCTCGGCCACCTCTTCGGCGATCAGGGTAGGGGCGGTGCGTTCGTACTGGTCCGGGGTATTGAGGCCGTGGCGGATCACGTAGTCGGCCATCGGCAGGGCGCCTGCCAGATCGCCGGTGTCGAGGTGCCAAAGCATCACTGTCACCATGACGTCATCCTGACCGCCACGATCGGCGGCCAGCAGGCCATCAATCCACGGTTTATAGACGGCCAGCATGTTGCGCTTGGCGTCGATCTTGCGTTCGATGCTCTGAATGCCCTTGAGGGTGCGGCGGTGCTCGGCCAGCTGCATCAGCTGGAGTTCGTACTGGTTGGCGGCGGCGCGATCCTGCTCGGGATTGGCCGCCCCTTGCTGGGCGGCCAATTTGCGTTGCTTGTTGTGCAGTGCGGGGCTTGTCATGTTTCCCCCTTATGCGGCCGCAGCCGGTTCAACCAGCTGGATGTGTTCGGCCAGCGCTGCGCCTTCGTAGTCTTCGACCACGTAAGCCTCGTTCACCGATTCGTAGTTCTCGATCTGGTCGCGCTTGGCGTTGTCGAGGATGGTGCGGCGGCGGGTGCCCTCCTGCCAGTAGATGGAGAGGTTATCCAGCCGGGTGATCAGGATGGCGTTGTCCGGGAAGCTCGGCACGCGTACGGCAGGCAAGCCGCCCATCCGTTTCTGGCTGATGATGACATCGGCGGCCATCTTCTCGCTCGGTACCTGGTCTTTGTTGACCATGGGGAAGTATTTATCGTGCAGCAACTTGCGACCGACAATGGCCACCAGTTCGGTGTCGTCGCGGTAGGTCGGGCCCAGTAGCTCGGTCATGTCCATCACCAGGGCATCGAGGTTGTTGTACCCCTCAGCGGTGGTGATGCCAGAGCCGACCTTGACGACGCCGGAGCCAGCCTTGACCTCATCGAGCACGTTCTCCGGCTTGTCTTCACGGATCTTCTGCAGCCAGCCCTTGTTGACGTCTTGCAACAGCGGGTTGGTCACCCGGTTGGAGGTGGCGGCGCGGCTGACCCCATTAAAGCCGATCATGATGCGGTCGAGGGCCTGACGATGCAGGATGGCGTCGCGGATACGGGTCTGGAAGTCCTTGAACTTGGCCCAGGCGTCGATCTTGGCGTAGCGCAGCACGGTATCGAAGTTGGTTTGTTCACAGCGGTAGCGGTTGCCGGTCAGGTCGGTCGGGTCGACCGCTTGGCGATCCCCCTTGGTGGTGTCAGTGGTACCGGCGATGGTGGTGTTGATACCAAGCCCCAGTTTTTCCCCTTCCTGCTCTGGCACGCCGACCACGTTGATCATCGACAGGAAGGCGCTGGACTCCTGTACGCGGGTTTCCAGGGTTTGCTCAACCGAGGCGGCGACGGTGAATTTCTTGGTTTCATCCGGGATGCCGTTAAGCTCACGGATTTTCTGGGTGAAGAGATTGAACTTCAATCGGGTGTCGTTACGCATGGGGTCGGGTCCTTAGCAGTCGGTGGAGTCAGTGGTGGTGCCATCGCCACCGGTGGCGGGATCGCGCTTGTAGCTGAAATCTTCCTGGCGTTCGAGCTGAGTGGTCAGGTCGGTCAGGGCTTTGGCGGTGGCATTCAGCTTGCCGGTCAGCTCGGTGAGGGTGGTTTCCTGCTGGCTCAGCTTTTCCTGCAAGGTGGCATCGATGCTGGTCACCTCTTTGGCCACGGCCTCAACGGCCTGATGCACATCGCTGAAATCGGCGTTGGCTTGCTGTTTGTGGTTGGTGAACAGAGAGGTGATGCGTTCAAGTAGGCCCGGGCCTTTCTCCTGCTCATCTTCAAATTCGATGATGGTTTCGAGGGCTTCGGTAAACAGGCACTCCGGATGGTATTTGCGGTCGGCCAGCGGGTTGACTGCGGCTTTGCTGCAGAACTGCAGCATTTCGGTGCCAAGGCTTGCCGGACTGTCTGTCACGGCCAGCCCCATCATGTAGGCCCCTTTTTCGTTCAGGTTGGGGTGGATCTCGATGGAGGTGTAAACCTTCTGGCGCTTTTTGTTCAGCGCGATCAGCTCTGGCGTCGGGTCAATTTGCACGAACAGGGCCAGCCGCTGCTCCCCCTCGATGGTGACATCTTCGGTCTTGGCGGCGGTGATGTCGCCGTACATCTTGAACAGGCCGTTGGGGTCGATGCCCCGGATATGCTCCATATTGACCCGTGCGCCATAGGTGGCCTGGTTGTAGCGCAGGGCCATGGTTTCAATCCAGTCGCGGGTGATGGCACGGCCGTCGGTGGTGCCCCCCTCAACCGCAACACGGAAAAATTTGGACTTAGGCATGTGCTGGGATCCCTTTGATGATTGGGTAGTGATGTCGCGGTTATGGTCTGGGCGAGCGGCGGGATCGTGCAATCTGGGGCCAGTGTGTAGCAGCGCTACACACTGGCGGCGGGGCGTTTGGGGTGGCAGCGGCTGGGTAGACTGGCGCCATGACAACAGCACTCTTAGTTTTTCCCCACATCGACCCCAGACGGCAGGCCATGCACCTGTTCTTTCAGGGCTACCCGCTGCGCACCATTGCCGAGTTGCTGCAAACACCGGAGGGTACCGTCTCGACCTGGAAGAAACGCGACGGCTGGGAGGACATCAAACCGATAGACCGGGTGGACAGCGCCATCGAGGCGCGCATGATCCAGCTGGTGATGAAGGAGACCAAGAGCGGGGGCGACTTCAAGGAGATTGACCTGCTGGGCCGCCAGCTCGAGCGTATCGCCCGGGTCAACAAGTACAGCAATGGCGGCAACGAGGCCGACCTCAACCCTAAGGTGGCCAACCGTAACAAGGGGCCGAAGAAGGCCCCCGAGCGCAATGTGGTGGAGCCCGAGCAGCAAGAACGGCTCATCGAGCGGTTTGAGTCGACCATGTTCGATTACCAGCGGGTCTGGTATCAGGCCGGGCAGGAGTATCGGATCCGCGACCTGCTCAAGTCGCGCCAGATCGGGGCGACCTACTTCTTTGCCTTCGAGGCGTTTGTTGATGCCCTAGTGACGGGGCGCAACCAGATTTTCCTGTCGGCCAGCAAGGCGCAGGCCCACATGTTCAAGCAGTACATCATCCAGTTCGCCAAGGAGGAGGGGGTTGAGCTCAAAGGTGACCCCATGGTGCTGCCGAACGGGGCGCACCTCTATTTTCTCGGCACCAACGCCCGCACCGCCCAGAGCTACCACGGCAACATCTACATGGACGAGTATTTCTGGATCCATGGCTTCCCGGAGTTTCGCAAGGTGGCGTCCGGCATGGCGATGCACAAGAAGTGGCGCCAGACCTACATCTCCACACCTTCCAGCCTGACCCATCCCGCCTATGACTTCTGGTCTGGTGCCCACTTTAACCGTGGCAAGGCCAAGGCCGACCGGGTCGAGATTGACCTGAGCCACGCCAATCTGTCTGCCGGCAAGCTGTGCGCCGATGGTCAATGGCGGCAGATCGTCACCGTGGAGGATGCGGTACGCGGTGGCTGCAATCTGTTCGACCTGGATCAGCTGCACGGAGAGTATTCCGAGGATGATTTTCGCAACTTGTTGATGTGCGAGTTCATGGATGACACCGAGAGCCTGTTCCCGCTGGCGACGCTGCAGCGCTGCATGGTCGACAGCTGGCTGGTGTGGGAGGACTACAAGCCCCACACCTTGCGGCCGCTGGCCAACCGAGCGGTGTGGGTTGGCTATGACCCGGCCAAGGGGGGCAAGGGCGACAGCGCCGGCTGCGCGGTGCTGGCCCCGCCATTGGTACGCGGCGGCAAGTTTCGCATTCTGGAACGCCACCGCTGGCAGGGGATGGACTTTGACGCCCAGGCCAAATCTATCCGCGCTATCTGCGATCGCTACAACGTCGCCTATATCGGCATCGACACCACCGGGATCGGGGAGGGGGTTTATCAGCTGGTGAAGCAGTTTTTCCCAGCAGTGACCGCCATCCAGTACAACCCCAACGTGAAGATGCGGATGGTGATGAAGGCGCAGGATGTGATGAACAAGGGGCGGCTGGAGTTTGACAGCGGCTGGACCGACTTGGCCCAGGCGTTTATGAGCATCCGCCGCGCCGTGACCCACAGCGGCAAGCTGCCCACCTTCGAGGCCAGCCGCTCTGATGAGACCAGCCACGCCGATATTGCCTGGGCAACCATGCAAGCTCTGTTACACGAGCCCCTTGAGGGGCAGACCGGCACCAATTCCGGCTTTATGGAGATTTACTGATGAGTGAGCAGATCAATTCGCCTGCCGATGTGCAGGCGTTTAGCTTTGGCGAGGCTATCCCGGTGTTGTCCCAGCGGGAGGTGTTCGATTACCTGGAGTCGATGCACAACGGCCGCTGGTATGAGCATTCCCTGAGCCTGCACGGGCTGGCGCGGGTCTATCGGGCGGCGGTGCATCACGCCTCGGCCATCCAGGTGAAGCGCAACATCTTGCGCGGCTGTTTCATCCCCCATCCGAAATTGAGCCTGGCGGCCTTCACCGGGCTGGTGATGGACTACGAGATCTTCGGCAACGCCCACCTGCAGCGGGTGCGCAACCGGTTGGGCGGCACCCTGCGCTATGACCAGATGCCCGCCAAGTACACCCGCAGATCCCTCGACCTGGATCGCTATTGGTGGGTGCCGAGGCTAGGGCATGAGGTGGAGCTGCCCGCCGGTGAGGTGGGACATGTGATGGAGGCGGACGTTAACCAGGAGATTTACGGCATCCCCGACTATGTGGCCAGCCTGAACTCGGCGCTGCTCAACGAGTCGGCCACGCTGTTTCGCCGTCGCTACTACGAGAATGGCAGTCACGCTGGGTTTATCCTGCACATCAGCGATGCCCTGCAGAACGAGGGCGACATCACCGCACTCAAGACGGCGCTACAAAACAGCAAGGGGCCGGGCAACTTCCGCAACCTGCTGCTCTACACCCCAGGCGGCAAGGCGGATTCGGTGAAGCTGATCCCGGTGGCCGAGATCGCAGCCAAGGATGATTTCCTTTCCATCAAGGGGGTAAGCCGGGATGACCAGCTGGCGGCCCATCGGGTACCGCCGCAACTGATGGGGGTGGTACCGAACAACACGGGTGGGTTTGGTGATGCCACCAAGGCGGCCCAGGTGTTTGATGTGAACGAGGTGGACAGCCTCAAGGCAGGGTTGCTGCAGTTTAACGAGTGGGCGGGTGAGGAGATCATTCGTTTCAATCCCTACAAGCTGGCCGCCGGTACCGAATCCCAGCCTTAGCCTGCCCACGAGTTTTGTTTGCTGCCTGGCGGAAGTCATTTAGATCACTCACCAAACTGTGGTATTGTTTACTATAGTTAAACCTCGGGAACCTCAGCTGATGCATGTGTTTGTGACGGATGATTTTGATGACTTCATGAGGTTGGCCGGGTTGTCTGACAAGGAGATTTGGAAGGCGGCTCTCGAAGTTGAAGCCGGGTTGTTTGAGGCTAATTTGGGTGGCGTGCTTAAAAAGCGGCTCGCTTCGAGAGGCATGAGCAAACGTGATGCGAATCGATCCATCGTGGCGTTCAGGGCTGGAGATAGTCTGTTTTTCATTGATGGCTGGCGTAAATGTGATGTCCCCAAAACAGGTAAAGAGATACCAGATAGGTTATTGGAAACATACCGTTTGCTAGGCCAGAGTTTTTTGGCTGCCAATGCAGCGCAGCGAAGCATCGATATCAAGCGTGGTTTGTTAAGAGAGGTGAAAGATGAGTGATCCCCGACTTCAGAAGATGCAGAAGATGGCACAGCGACTCCATGAGACTGGCACTGTTGATGTGCTCACCATGCGCAAGATAGATGCCCTCGCCATGCAAGATCAGCTTGAGGTCATGAGTGCTAGTCAGATCAAAGAGCTGCGAGCCAAGCAGGGGATCAGCCAGGGTGTACTGGCCGTTGCCCTCAACATGAGCGCGGAAAGCGTGAAGAAGTGGGAGCAAGGTAAATCGCAGCCCCATGGCGCTGCGTTGAGGCTGCTCAAGCTTATCGACCGCAATGGCATTGCCGCCGTTCTCTAGTAACAACTGCGATATGAACAACCAGCCCGCCCCGTGCGGGCTTTTTGTTGCCCTCGTATAAGCGCATCGGCGGCCCGCTGTTGCGTTGACGACGCGAGCCACGCTGACCCCTTCGCAGATCCTTTCACGCTCACCCAGAGCAGCAGGCGCAGCCTGCCGACCCCTGCCAGCATCCACAGCGCGCAATCGGGACCCCGCCTCGCCTGCGCGCTTTATGTGTCGATTTCCATGCAGGTGAACGACTGGGGGCGGGTATCGGCTCCCCGCGCCAGCACTGGCCGCGTGCGGGGATCCAGATCCTTTTTGTGATCCTTCACTTTCCGTCAGATCCTTTCAGGCTCGAAGAGGAGAACACTTTTAGGCGTTGTAGCGGGATAGCCGTCTTGTTGTTCGCCCACACTCTGAGCCCGTCAGCCAAGACTGTGAGCCAACTGGTGCTCAGTTTGATGGGCGTCGCTGACGCCAGAGGGGCGGCAGTTGGTGCTGAAAGCACTGGGAGCGCAATAGCGCCCCTAGTTGTTTTTTCCAATTCACTCGATATCGTCATAAATTGCTCGTGTTCGTCGAGACCTAACGCCGCACTAAGCGGACAAAAATGGTTGGTTATACTTTGTGAGGCACGAACAAAACCAACAGTAATTATTCCGTTTAAGTGCCTTGTTATGTGCCAATTCAAATTTTAATGACATTGTCAACATAATAGGGGCCAACACCATATTCATCATTATTTAAATCGTCTAAAGCCATTGAAGTACAAAATATTATTTGAAAGTCTTTTTTATCTTTAAACATTTCTACAATGGAACGTTGAAAGTTATGGCTTCTAAATGCTTTCATGCCACCATTTTCTATGGCATCCAGCATTAAAAATCTTGGCAGTCTATAAAGGGGATCTGACAATGACTCGAGTAAAGCTGCAAGATAAAAAGCATTCTTTTTTATGTAGTTAGAACTTCCTGAAAACTTAACCCTTCCATCTATTAGTGTTCTATCTCTTGAAAAGTCAATTTCAATATCGTTACTCTTTGCAGCACCAAAAACTTCTTCATAAGGCGTCCCATTATTTCGTAAATCGGAGTGAAGAATAGGCAACATCTTTTCACAAATGCCAAGGTTAACTTTATCTCTTCTGTTTTTGCTAGATACAGCGGCGGCGGCAATTTTTTCACGAAGCTCTGTGATTTTTTTGTTTAGCTCTGATTTCCTAAATTTATATTCATCTAACTCAGTTATTATTTTAACCTGTTTTTCAATGTGTTTAATTTCAGATTCTAAATACCCTATCTTCTTCGATCTTTTAATCAAACCCTGGGTTTCTATATCTACAGTTTTTGAGCTCGACTGTAACTCACTTTGAGAGGTTTTTAGCTGTGATTCTGAAATTACCAGCGCAGATTTCAGACCTTCTAAATGGCTTTTATAATCACCCAAAACTTTAGCATTACTTTTAATCTGGAAGTCAAGTTCTGTCAAAATTTGCATGTAATTGTTTGAATGATGAGATTCTTTATTTGGGGTATGACATAAATGACAAGTATCTTCGTTGGAGTAATTAATTTCTTCCAAGCAACAAGGGCAATGTGTATATTTCATTGCGCCTATGCAATCAAAAGCAGACTTGGATTCCAATAATGATTTTTTTCTAAAATCAAGTGAGTCACCAAATAATTCACAATCAACTATTTCACCAGTCGTTGCTTGTATTTCAATATTTAAAGACTGAAGCTGCCGACTAAATAGGTCGACTTTTTTTTCTAAGTCCTTATAATTAAATGCAGACTCCACTTCGAGTTCAGTAGTTGTTTTTAACTCAACATCTTTATTTTGTAAAGATACGATTTCATCGGAAGTTTTTATTACTTGAGATTTTAAAGCATCAAGAGTTAAACCTGAATCACTTCCCAATACTTTATACATGGCATTTAAATCAGCGGCTACCTTATCAAATTCTCTTTCTGAAAAAATAAGTTGCTGTCTCAATTTGTGCGTATCAAGATTATCTAAGCCCAATAAAAATTCAGCAATCGCTGTTCGTGTACCTTCACTATCACCTCGAGGATTATCTTCTGCGCGAAAAATTTTTGTTGATCCAGTTTCTTGATCTACATATAGAAATCTAAGTACCTGATGCATTGTCAAATTTGCATAATCATCAGACTTATGATTATCCCAGCCTAATAAATCAAAAAGTTGTTGAGAAAACGAAACCCGTTCACCAGATTCACTTCTTCTAGGGCCAAATTTTTTCCAACCTAAATTATCTAAAGTTGTTGCATCATAAGAACCACCTTGGATTCGTATTGGGGGGATTTTACCCTTTTCAATATCTCTTTTTATTGTAAATGATTTCCCATTAATATTAACCTGGCAATATATTTCATCACAGTGATCTGCAGGATAGAGCCATTGATTATCTTTAATTTCTCCGCCTAGAACATAAAATAAAATCTCTAATATTGTTGTTTTTCCAACAGAGTGATCACCCCTAATTACATTTATTCCTTGGTGAAACGCTTCATCATAAACGCTACGTCCTGACTTTATGATTACTAGGCGCTCTACAAAAAAACTTGATCTAATCATATTTATATTCCATTAATCCGCATTTAGCCTTGAGGCCATTATCCCCATCTAATTTAACTTTAGGCAAACATTCAACAAGGATTTTAAAAAGATCACTCTTTGTAATTTTATCTGCTTCAAATCGCTTAATTAATTCATTTGGAAGATTTTCTTTTTCAAGATTTACAATATTTTTATCAATGTTAATCAGCGATTTCTGACGCAAAGAAAAAATAGCCGCCTCATGTGTTGAATTCATTTCAAAAAACAAGTTGCTTGGACTTGGTGTCAACTCAAATGAATCATTTATATTATTGATTATTTTTGCTTGATAGTTTAGTGGTCTTGGTAAGCTTTCCATTCTCTTTAATAAGTGAGGATATATATAATAAAAACTAACAATTTTTAACATATCACAATGTACTTTATTATCTTTGGCTGAAAACAATATGTTTAATATGCGATAAGAACAATGGTTTACATCATTAGCTGGGTGATAAATAATCATTATACCCACTCCACATGGCATTTTTCTGTAAGGAAATATAACATCCCTTCAATCAAATCACTAGTGATATAGCCCCCAGCTAAGCTGACCTCCTGATTTAAAGGCTCAACAATAACTGTATTAATCATTGTTTTAATAGTTAAATCGTCTACACCATTCTTAATTAAAGGAACTATATGTGCCCGAAACCTTGTTATAATAAGGCTTAAAACATGATTGAATATAATTTGATATGACTTTATGTTATGAAACCTTAAAATCATTTTTGAAGCTTTCTGACTAGATATCAGGGCTTCATGAAGAAAAATAGCTTTATTCGCTTTGGTTAATTTATTTTCCAGCCCAATTACTTGTCTGGACTCGCTATCTGTTATTTTGCTTTGAAGCTCTTCAATAACATATAGATAAATGGGGTTTTCTTCTTTTAATTTTTCATGCTCACGTATTAACACCTTAAGAGACTCAGCTCCTACTGAAATGTTATATGATGGAAATTTAATCACTGTACTTCCAATGATTAAGTCTCCGCCAATTTCATTATCTTTGATTTCATTACCAGAGATGTCATTATAAGGAATTGGACCTGATGGTCTATTTTGGCCGAGAGTGCTCATTGTTTACTACCAATATTTATAGAGCCTTTCACCTTGTTTTTAGAGATTTTGTTGTCGGCAATACTCGTGCCTGCACTGCCAACTGATAAATTGCCACCTACTTCATTATCACAAATTTCATTCTTTTCAATTATGTTTTCAGGCGGCTTTACTATGTTTTTTTTATTTCCATTACGTATCCATAACCACCCCATAATCACACAAAAAGAAAATATGATAATAAGGAGCATGACATTTAAATAAATGTTTGTTTTGAATATCTCTGAAGTAATTAAATAGTTTTTAATCAGTTCAAAAAAAACAAAAGCGGCAATCGCTGATGGTCCTGCTATTCTAAGTGCATTCTTCCAATCCATAATTAACTTTTCCTTAAATAATTTAATTTAATTTAATTTAAATCGTTATCATAATTCACATGGCACATAACAGTGATTAGATGGAAGGTGGTATTACTCCGTTCATAGATCCTTCCATATCACTAAGTCCCATCCTCATAACTGACACTTAAAAATTTCTTTAAGATTATGATATTACCAGTCCATCTCCGCTGTCTAGACATATTCGCCTGACCCTCTTTTTTGGCGTTACGTCTATCTCTGTGCAAAAACACAGCCAAGGAGCTGCAATGGAAAGATCCACCAAGCCTCGTCTTCTTGAGCAAGCCTGGACTGTGATCGAGGCGACCCGTATCACATGGTGTAGCTGGCCAAGATGTAGGGCGGCGGAACGAGAGAGAAGAGAAAGGAGAAGGCCTGCTGGTACTCATACCAGCAGGCCCTGAGCGGTATTTACTTAAGGTTTGGCGGCGGCCTCCACATGTTGACGATGGTCAGCCACTACCTGGTGCAGTGCTGGCTGGTAGGTTGGGTTGATCTGTTCCGCGGCGCCCTGGTTGGCGCGATCTGTGATGCTGCCCGGTGCGATAAAGAGGGTGCGGCCGGTAACGGCGCAGCGGATGGTGCCGCTCTGGTCGATGGCCACGGGGGTGAGCCCGTCCACGATATGGCGGCGGCCAACAGTGCGGCCATCGGGTGAGCGCACTGGCACGGTGGGGCGGTTGGTGCTGGCCTGATACGGGTTCGGCACCTCGGGAGTGACGGCCGGCAGGGCCAGCGATGTTGGGCGAGGGTGGCGGCGGCGCAGGATGGCGCAGGCCACGGCTTGCTGTTTGCCCTGTAGCAGCCCCACCCACTGGCTGATCTCGTTGGCTGGCCAGCGTTGCTGCAAGATGCAGGTCACCCGATTATCCAGGCGGCGGTACTCTTCCCGGCTGACGGTTTGCTGGCTGTCCATGTTCATACCCACTCCTCGCTGTAGTCTTCCTGTTCCTGCATCCACTCGGGCGTATCCAGCCCCTCCAATACCTTCCACATCTCTGACTGATAGGGCTCCGGCAGCATCTCGATCCAGCTGTGCGCCCCGGCGTGGCCTTGTGCCTGGTAGACCTTGCCGCATAGTTCAACCAGCATCGGCCAGTCTTGATCCCCTTCCGGTACCGCGTACTCATCCGGCTGGCCCTGTTCGGCTATCAGTTGGCCAGCAGGTAGCCAATCTGGCTCGCTCGGCAGGGTTCGGCTCGACTGCAGCTGGCCGTTATCAAGCCAGAGCGTGTAACCGTCGGCTGTGACGCTGGCGCCTGAGCGCAAACGCCCGATGGAGAAGGGCGATAAACCCCATTGCTCTGCCATTAACTGATCCGCGAAGGCCTCAGGATCCGGCCGCGTACAGTTATTGTCAGAGCTCCAAGGTGCCGGGCTGTCGCCCGACTGAACACCAACACCCAAACCCACACCGGCAACCCCTGCGGCTTTGGTGGCTGCATGGGTGCCGGTGGGTACAATTTCCCAGCCTTGCAGGCGGGTCTTGATGCCAAGGTTGGCGGAGTGCAGCCCCATCAGCCGCTTGATGTCTTCGCCGTAGCAGTTGGCTTGCGCCTCGATCAGGTGCGCCAGCTTGATGGGGTGCTCGGCACGGGTGGCCAGCGCCCCGCCCATGGCTTCGAGGTAGCAGCGAAAGATGGCGTTATCGGCGGCATAACGGGCGGCCTCAAAGCGCGGGTCTTGCAACACCGGCTTGGGTGGCCCCACCAGATCGCCATGCTTCTTGGCGTTGCTGATCCGGCGCAGCTCGCGCCAGATCCCGACTGGGGCACCGCCGATTTGCTGAAAGGATCGAATGCCCCACCAACTTGCCCAGGCACAGGCATGCCGCGCGCCCTGATCGGCAGGGGTGTTGGCCTCTTCGTCGTCACCGACATAGGCGCCGTCGATGTTCTTGGCGATGTATTTGGCCAGATAACCGGTCGCATCGCCCTTGGTGGGGTCGATCAGCTTCCAGTCAAAACGGGGCGTGATATCGGTAAAGGCGGGGGAGGCGATGGGATTCCGTTCCAGCTCTGCTTTGTCGTCGGTCAGGGCATAGCGCTGCAGGGTGCTGATCACCTTGTTGCGATCGCTCGGGCGCATAAATAGCAACATGTGCCAGTGTGGCGTGCCGTCGTGGTGCGGCTCGCAGACCCGAAAGCCGTAGACGGGGGCATCATTGCGCTTGAGTGACGCACGGGTGAGGCTCCAGAGCTTGGCCAGATAGGCGCAGGTTTCGCGCGGGGTGGCTCCCTGGTACTTGTCGTTTTCGATGGTTTTGCCGTTGCGTCCTGTCTTCCAGGCGTGAAAGCGGCTCGGGGCTGTCCAGGTGAAGAACACCCCGACATGGCCCTGTTCCTTGGCGTAGTCTTCAAAGCCGCGCATCCGGGTCATCATCTCGTTGCGGCGGTTGACCGGATTGGAGGTGCTGGCTTCCCAGCAATCCTTCATCGACACGACCAGATCATACCGCTCGTTCATCACCTCCGACTCGGCCAGCCAGCGCATCATGGCCCTCTTGCGCTCGCGCACCACCTTCATGGTGGCGTTCGATACATACGCCGACACTCCCTTGCGCACCTTGCCAAGCAGAATATTGATGTGCTCTTGCAGCCGATCCCAGCAGCGGTTGATGCGCTTCTCCCACCATTTGGCAGAGAGCAGACGTACCATCACGCTCAAGATCCAGTTATCCCTTGCCTCTTCAGTTTTGAATTTCGGCAGATCGCCGATAAAACCCCACTGATCAGCCGGTTGGCGCACCTCTTCAAAGGTCTGCACCAGATCCGGTTCATTCCCTGCCTTAATGTCCTGCTCGATATGGTGCCAGATGGCGGCGGTCTGGTTGGCAAACTGGTGGGCTACCCGCTTGCGCCCTTCGTCATCGCGCATCTGCTGTGGATTAACCGGGATAGTGTGGATAAGGCCTCTTACCCACTTGGTGCGCTCACGCAGCCAAATGTTGGCACTGCGACAGTGGCGGGTGGTGCCATCTTTGCGGCGGCGCACGTACTGCTTGAATAGGGAAAGAGTGAGCTGGGGTGACAGGCCATCGAGCAGTTGAATGGCCCAGACCAGATCAGATTGGCCGGGCGCACTGACAAAGGTGGTAGCAAGGTTGATGCCGGGCAGAGAGTTGGCAAGGCTGTCGATGCGCTGGCGCAAGGTCTTCTTTGACAGCGGTAACTGGTTGGGTTTGGGTGTTGGCAGCCGGGTGATGGCAAAGCCAAATGGGCCAGCCTCGGCGGCTGGCCCTGTGTTGTGTTTGTTGCTCATTGGAGATGGTTACTCGACAGCTCGTTGAGGTCGCGGCGCAGCCCCGTGATCACTGTGGTGGTGTGGGCACGCAGCTTTCTGGCTGCAGCGCACTGGCGCAGGGTCAGCTCGATGGTGGCCCATGGTCGTGGTGAAAGCTGGCGGCACTCGATGAGCTGGCGCTGATATCTGCGCAGGCGTGCACTAACACTGCGTAGGTCTTCCCACCACCAACCTAAGTTTCGTTCCATTTCTGATATCAGACGGTGGCTCATTTGATGATCTCCCCCTGTCCATGCAGTGGTGCGCACTCGGCCCACCACTCGGCAATTTCCCGGGCCATAGCCAGCTCCACATTGGCTACGGCCAACCAATACACAGTGCGCATAGCCCCCAGCGCTAACAGTTCGGCCACTTGATCCCGGTTTCCTCTGGCATCGCTGCCCGCGGCGATAAACTCGGCGCGGGCAGCAAACCAGTGAGTGGCCAGCTGGCTGACTGGTGTGGTGGGCTGCATATGCGCGGGGCCGGCTTCGCCCTGCGCTTGCTGAGCGTCCAGCTCAAACAGCTCGAAATTGCTCATCACATGCCTCATCTATGGCGTGGAAGTTCGGCTCATCGATGACGATATGGCTCGCCTCGATACGGATAGAGATGCCGAGTTCGCCCCCGCAGCAGAGCGGGGCGGTCGGCAGCAGGTGCGGCTCGTTTTGGGCCAACCACGTTTTCAGGCTGGCCAGGGTGAACAGCGTGGTGCTCATGCCTCATCCCCCATCACCAAATCGTCATCCAGCAGATCTGCGTGCTTGCTGGTCACCACCAGTTGCACCTGGATGTATTCATCCCCCGAGTAGAGTTCGCCCAGTGCGATGCGGTTATCTTCGGCGCGGGCGGCAAACATCTCGGCCAGTAGTTCCTCGATCACCTTGGGTGCCTGGCTGGCAATCTTGATGGCGTCACTCATGGGCAGATCCTCCGGTTGAGGTGGTGAAACAGTTGGTGCCAGCGCAAGGACTGCTGCGCCTGGACTAACAGGGATTTGCCCTCTGATCTGCGATAGAGAAAAGAAGAGGGGCGGGCTTTGGTTGTCAGCCGTTGTTGCAGGCGCGGCAGTTCGGTCAGCGCCTCCTGTTCTGATACGGGATGGAAGAGCTGCCTCATGGCTGCACCTCCGGCGTGGCAATGCCAGTCAGCAGCCACTGGCTGTAATGGTTCAGCGTTGGATGGTTGGCGATCAGCAGTAACAGGCCACCGCCAATCTCGCGGTATCCCAGCTCGTAGTTCTTGAGCGTGGTGGGCGGAATGCCCAGCAGATCGGCAAACTTGGGGCGGCTCAGCTTCAACTGTTCCCGCAACTGGCGCAGGCGCTTGGCGGCATGGTGGTTCAGCAGGTTGATGTGGGTCGGTTTTGCGGTCATGGTCAGGCTCCTTGTTGAGCTGTGCAGGGATGGATGCAGCTGAACAGGGAGGCCCACGCCAGCGCAGTGGAACGCTCGGCGAGCGCAATACCATCAGGGTGTTGGGTAAGACGGGCGCCATACCGGCCCGTCAGCTTGCGTTGTTGGATGCGAAGGTTGCGCAGTGCGCAGGGGATCGCTAAAGTTGCCATGTCGACTTCCTCATACGTTGTTGATAAAGGCCCGCTTGGAGTTGCACCTCCGTTAAGCGGGCTTTTTATTGCCCGATTGCACGCGGGCCCTGTTGGCTCATCGCAACAGCTGCCGCGATAGCGCGCCGCTGTTTCAGCTTTGCGGCCCGTTCCTTCTTCTCCCGTTCGATATCCCCGCTAGCGCGGGTGATGGGCGCCGGGTGCCACACTTTGCTGTCACAGCCGCTGCGAAACTCTCCCTGATAATCCAGCTCCAGCACCGCCAGGCGGATCGCCTCGCGCTGCGCATGGGGCAGGGTGGACAAGGTTGCGGTCATCAGCTGGCCGCGTGACTGACGGGCGATCGTGCAGATGGCTGCCTTCTTGGCGGCGCTGATGGCCAGCCAGTCGGTATCCAGACTGCTGCGGGTCTTGCCGAACAACTCGCGCAGCAGCATGCAGCCCGCGGTGTTCATGGCGACTTGTTCCGCAGGCGTCAGGCCTGCCAGATTGCGTTCATCGTGATTGATGTGTTGCTGTTGCATGCTGGTTTCTCCTTCACCTGGGCGCAGAAGTTGGTGGCCAGTGACGGGTCACTGGGCCACCTCTTTCACCCTGCGCGGGACAATGGGCAGCACAATGGCCGGATTGGGCATGGCACTGGGGCTGATGGTTGCGATGATTTCGAACCCCGCCTTGAAGGTGTGGCCGCAATCCACATTGCTGCATTGGTAAGTAGCGATGCCGCAAAGCGGGCTCATCCGGGTGGATGTGCGAGTGCTGGCGCGGGCACCACAGTGGGGGCAAATCAGTCTCATGGGTTCTCCTAAGCTCCGGCCGCCATGCGCGCCATATCCAGCGCACAAGACAGAGAGGGAATGGCTTGGTATTTGTGTTCGATCTCGGTGATCAGCAGGGCAAGGTTGCCCATGGCTGCCGTCGCCGCCCCGACCAGCGCATTGCGCTGCCCCTTGGTGACGCGGCCGCTCTCCACTACTGTCAGCGCCTGCGCGCCGAGCCCAGCTACCTTGGCCGTGGTGTCGATCACCTGATGGGCCAGGCTTGGGCCCTTCTCCGATTCAGGGATGGCAATGGCCGTCAGGCCACAGCAGAACAGGGCACCATCGAACAAGGTTTCATCGCCGTTACTCGCCTGGGTGATGGCAATCAGCTCGGCCACGGTCAGTTCGTGGGGCTGATCGGGGTTTAACTTGTTGCGCAGGGTTTGCGGGTTCATGCCTGCCAGCTCGGCGATCTCGGCCACGTTTTGGTTAGCCGTAAAGCGCTGGCAGGCACTGATCCAGTGCGGATGTTTGTTGGTGCTATCCGTAAACATGTGAAGTTCTCCTTGACCCGTTATGGTGTCTGTAGGTTCACGCGATCGTCATGGTGACGTAGCGCTCTGCCTGGTAACGGGCCTGCAGGAACAGGGCGTACAGATTGACCTCGCGCGGTGCGCCCGGGCCGTCTTGCAAGATGGGCAACTGGCCGCGATCGGCGCGTTTCTTGATGGCCCCAATGCTCATGCCTTGGCGCTTGGCGTACTCTTCCAGGCTTTCGCTGACGCGATTGCCAAAGGGGTAATCAAGCGGCAACTGGCTCACATCGCTGGGGATGCGGATGGGTTTGATTCGAGTAGTCATGATGAATCCTTCTTAGGGGGCTCAAACACACGGGGTGGGTTGTTGTGAGGCGCTGTGCGAGTCGGCTTTTAACTTGCCGTCAGTCAGCACCTCGATCTGGTAGGCACGGCCTTTGGGAATGGTTTCCCCCCAGCGAGATACTGCTGGCTCTGAAATGTTCAGAGACCTGGCCAACTCGGCTGCGCTACCGAAGTAGCTGATTGCATCCTTTTTCCTCATGACGTTCCTTTTCGACCTTAAGTTAGGAATGTAATGAGGCTAACTTAACTTCGGTAAAGGATCAACCTTTTGTTCGGATTGTCGAGGTTAAGCTAGAGTCATGACAATAAGTGATCGCATTTTCAGTAGACGAACGGCTCTGAACCTTTCGAAGACGGCGTTGGCTAAAACCATTGGTGTGAGCGACGTTTCTGTAGGGAAGTGGGAGTCTGGTTTGAACCAGCCGAAAGGCCGCTATCTCAATGATTTAGCGGCAGCGCTGGGGGTTACTGTTGACTGGCTTTTGGCTGGCGGCGGGGATACACCCGCACCACTTGTTGAGCAGCATATTCCTGGTTATCACAACGTTGAACCTGCAGTGATGCTGCCAGGCAAACGGATCCCGATACTGAGCTATGTCCAGGCGGGTAACTGGCGCGAGATGTGCGAGCAGGCCAGCAACTTCGATGGCAACGTCGAATTCGTGACCGCAAGTAGCGAGATCGGCCCCTACGGCTTTGGCCTATGGCTGCGTGGTGATTCCATGGTGCCGCTGTTCAAGGAGGGAGATCTCATCATCGTTGACCCCGACGAAGGACCCCAGCCGGGGGATTACGTCGTAGCCAAGAACGGCAGCGATGGGGCTACGTTCAAAAAGTACCGGCCTCGCGGAATTGATGAGAACGGTCAAGAGGTGTTTGAGTTGGTCCCCCTCAATGACGATTACCCCACCATGCACTCCGATCGGCAGCACATCCAGATCATCGGGGTGATGGTAGAACACAGATCATATAGAAAAAGACAAACAGGGCGCTAATGCGCCCTGTTTTTTAACATAAGGTTAAATATGAAAGTTGACATGGAAATAGATTATATTGCTGCACTTGTATCAGTAACAACGGTTAACTCTGTCTACCATGTTCAGACTCAGAATAATAATGCTGCGGAGAAAGATACAAATATATATAACTACCACGTCAACTTACTTAAATCATTAACTGTATTTAGTGAATCTCTCTTAAAATTGAGGAGTATTCATAGAGAAAATTCAGACCTTTTTTTGCCGGAAGAGTATTCTGCGTTAATTGTTGGATATTTTAAACTTCTCGAAGATGTTTTTTTATTATTATCGGCAAGTCATCACGGAGTTTCATTGAATCTAGTCATTGAAATTTTATCTCATATAGATAGTGTTACTCGAGTAGCTGATGAAATTTTAAAGAAAAGGTTTCTATCTGTTGATATTGAAAAAACTATATTTCCGAATGTTCTGAAAAGTAGAATTAGACTTGAAGATGAAAAAAACATTAAAATTATTGGAACTATCCAAGTTGAAGTGAATAAGAAAGTTGAAAATGAAGTAGATTACATTCGTAAAGATATAAAAAATAAAGTTAAGGATGTTGATATAAAGTATAGTGAAGGTAGGAATGAAATAATCAACTCTTTTAAAGAGTATGAAAATGAAGTTGCTATACTACTAAACAAAGCTAGTGATACATTCGAGAAACATAAAATAGATGGTGATGAAATTATTTCTGATATAAAAAATAAGAAGTCATCTATTGACTCACTAATGACATCTATTGAAGCACAGCTTAAATTGACAGAGGGTATTCTAAAAGATACCAGTCAATTAGGTATGGCCAGAGCATTTAAAGAAAGACACTCAGCATTGAAGATCCCAATGTGGTTCTGGATCATATCATTCTTTTCTTGTTTAGGTCTGCTGACAAATGTAAGTGTAATGTTTGTTGATTTTGTTTTTTTATCTAAGTCAGAAATAAAGTCTACGGCAGAAGTTATCTCTAGATTGGCTATAACTCTTCCATTTATTTGGGGGGCTTGGTTTTCGGCAAAACAATATAATCATGTTAACCAGTTGCGAGAGGATTATGCTTATAAAGTCGCAGTAGCTATGACGTATCATGGATACAAAGACGAAGCGCAACAAACCAATAGTCAAATGAATGAAAAGTTACTTGAAAGCATAGTTGCTCAATTTTCTGAAAACCCAGTTAGATTGTATAGGAATGATAATAGTGCTTCTCTATTTGAAGCAGTCATTAAAAATAATAAACTTTCAGAAGTCATATCTTCAATTAAGGGGGGTAAATGAGCAAGTTACCATTATGTTATAGGGAGGTAACTCAGCAGGATATCATTGATTTCTATAAAGGGATCGGTGTTAAAGCAGCTTGTATCCTTTGTCATCATAATGAGTTTGATATTCCTTTAATGAATAAATCCACCGCCGCAGATCTGTTGTTCATTGCTGCTGGTGAGCCAGCACAGCCGCCTCAAGAGTATGTGCGCCCATTTTTACTACATGACGAAGTAATAGGGGATGATATTGTCTCGTTCCCGCTTACCTGTAAGCGTTGTGGTAATATCATGCTGGTCAATGCTGAGAACATCCTTGATTGGAAAGAACAGCAAGCCAAACCCCAACCAGATCTGGGAGCAGCCCATGAGTAATCTTGTTCCTTTCTCCGGTCGTAAAGGTAGGTTAAAATTTGAAGATAGTTCTGGCAATGATGGTGGGGATGGTTCGATGGAAGCACGTGTAGCAAAACTAGAATCTGATGTTGGCCACATCATGCGAGATGTCTCAGAAATAAAGCAAAAGTTGGGGCGAGTGGCTGATGATGTAAACGACCTAAAAGTATCAGTTACTTCACTGTCTGTTAGGCAAGATGCGTTTATGGCGAGACTTGATGTGCTGGACAAAAAGATTGATGGTCTTGATAAGAAGTTTGCAACTAAGGAAGACCTGCATACAGCATTACATAATCAGACCAAATGGTTGATTATGTCTATGCTTGGTATTACAGGTGGATTAATCGGCATTCTTAGGTATTTTGGATTGTAGTCAGACTATTACGTTGTAATATTATTCCACCACATGACGATATTTTATAAATGAAGGTTTTTATTAAATGAAATGGTTTAAAAAGTCACTTTTTGTCGCTTTGTGTGCTACTCCATTTATTTTTGTTTCTTTGCTATGGTTAAAATATCCCACTTGGATTGCTCATGAATGGATGTTTGGAAAACTCCTTGTGGGAAAAGTATTTGCTCCTAGCTTAGGGGAGTTTGGAGATGTATACGGTGCTCTTAATACATTGTTCTCTGGATTGGCATTCTCTGGTGTTATTATATCAATCGCTATTCAGTCTGCAGAACTAAGGGCAACTAGAAAGGAGATGGAGGCTCAAGTATCACAATTCGAACTACAAACAAAAGCAATGCAAAAGCAAGTTTTTGAAAGTACATTTTTTAATATGATTTCATTACATAATTCCATGTCTTCTAGAATGAGAGATGGGGATGTTTTTTCAAATATGTGTAATGAACTAAATAATAATGCACAGCATATAGATATAACTCAAGCTGATGATAGTGATCTATTATTATACTTGAAAGTTATCTATGGCCACTTTATGAGTAATAATTACGATAAGATAGGGCATTACTTTAGGTATCTATATCAAGTTTTTAATTTTATTGAATTAAGTAACTTTACATTTGATGAAAAAAAAATATACGCAAATATATTGCGCGCTCAAATTTCGAACCAAGAATTCAATCTTTTATTTATTAATTGTTTGTGTTACGGACGCAGTGATAAATTTAAAAAGCTAGTGGAGAAATACTCGTTTTTTGAACATGTCTATTATAATGAGATCGCTATCTTCGTCGATGCTCTCAATCATAATTTAGGTTTTCATTATGGCGATGGAAGTACGGTGTATTCATTAAAAGATGTAAAATTATTATATCTTCCATCTGCATTTGATGTTTTAGATGATGCTTAATTCGGTATTATTTTTACCGCTCTATAGATAGATGCTTAGTTATTTTGAATGCCTATCAATCATCACTCTATTCTCATCACAATCTGTTTTAGGATTATATCCTGTCGCCCCATTTGAACAGTGCTAACTAACATAAATCGCTGTATATAATCACAGTCTGTTGGTTGATGGGGGATGACCATGAGAGTACAAAATTTGTTAACCTGTATATGGTTCTTTGCTCAAAAAAAGTTGACATCTCCCCTGAATAAGGAGGAGTGGTATGAGCATCAAGTCCACGCCTGATGGTTACCTGGTCGATATTCGCCCTCAAGGGAGGGAGGGCAAGCGGATCCGCAAGCGCTTCAAGACCAAGTCCGAGGCCCAGCAGTTCGAGCGCTGGGTGATTGCCACCGAGCATAATAAAGAGTGGGTTGATCGCCCGGCAGATAACCGGCCGCTCTCTGAACTGATCGAGCTCTGGTGGCGTTACCATGGCCAAACCCTGAAAGCAGGGGAGGCGGTTCGCAAGAAGCTCCACAATATAGATGCTGCTTTGCGCAAACCGCTGGCACGACAGATAACCCGGGCGCTGTTCTCCGAGTATCGGGCGCAGCGACTGCATGCTGGCCGTCAGCCCAAGACGGTCAACCGTGAGCAAGAGATGCTGGGTGGGGTGTTCTCGGTCCTCATTGATCTCGGCCATTACCACCATGAACATCCGCTCAAAGAGATGAAGAAGGTCAAGTTGGTTGAGCGGTCGATGGGCTATCTTACCCAGGAAGAGATCGGCGAAGTCTTAGGCAAGCTATCGGGGGATAACCTGAACGTGGTCAAACTCTGCCTGGCCACAGGGGCTCGTTGGAGTGAGGCGGCCAATCTGCGCCGCGAGGATGTGCTGGCCGGTCGGGTGACCTACATCAATACCAAGAATGGCAAGAACCGCACCGTGCCGATCTCTGCCGAGCTGACGAAAGAGATAACAAACGGGGTGAACCGGGGCCCGCTGTTCCGTGACTTCGACTATATGTTGGTGCGTGAGGTGATCAAGTCAGTGGCGCCGGATCTGCCAGCAGGGCAGGCGGTGCATGTGTTTCGGCACACTTTTGCATCACATTTCATGATGTCGGGGGGAAACATCCTCGCGCTGCAAAAAATTTTGGGCCATCACAACATTCAGCAGACCATGACTTATGCCCACTTCGCACCGGACTACCTGAGCGATGCCGTGCGCTTCAACCCGCTGGAAAATCCGCTGCCCACCACATGA